TTGAAATGACGAGGGAAGAAATTCTTGAGTGGCTTGAAGGGCAATTAGGAATTAGGTCTTACATGGCGATTGGAGACTCAGGGGCAATTCACCGACTTGAGTGGATTGCAGTAGCAGCAACGATGGGTGATTGGACGATTGATGACATTAAAGCGGCAATAGACCAAACGGTAGGCATCAAGCCGTTGCCTGAACGAGTCAGGGAAATTCATCGCCTTCTGGAGCGAAAGAGGTGGGAAAAGTGGCAGAGCAAATCTTCTACGCAATAGCAGTGACGGTTTATTGTGCCGTGTTCGTTTGGCTTTTCATCTGTGCCGTTTGGCGAACTATTGATGAAGAAAGGCAGCGAATGGCGAGTAGTGAATGGCGAATGGAGGTGAAAGACGATGAAGGTAGATGCAAAGTTGGTAGCGGAACTAAGGCGTGAGGTCGGATTACAAATTGAGCGTGTTAGGCGGATGATTGAAGAGCACGGGGCAAGGGATTCTTGGCTTCAAAGTCTGTATCGGCTTAAGGTGCTGAAAACACTATTGAATGGGCTTTTACGGGATGGCGAGTTAGTGCTTGACGGATATGACGACCACCAACAGCAGCAAGTCTCCTGCAAGGATGGCTTCATGTGGAAACTCGCTCGGTTTTTCAAAATGGTCAACTCAGAGGAGTGGGAGGGGCGATGAAGGAACAAAAATGCGCTTACTGTCAAGCAAAAGCGATTGAGCAATGTGCTGAATGCAAAAAGCCAATTTGCCCTGTTCACACAGTCATTGATGTTGACCGTCACTTCGCCCGTGTTTGCTTCCGTTGCGCCTTACGCATCAAGCATCACGAATTACGCAAAGGAGGTGCCGACAATGTGGCTCATCAAAATGAAGGACAAAGAAGGTCGTGAGAGAAAGATTGTCGGCAATGGCTACAACGCAAAGGTGATCGGTAATGTCTTGGTTCAGTTGGGCTTTGGCGTGAAAGTCTTTCGGGTTGAAACATTTAGGGACGCTGAAACTTCAAGGCTTTGGTGCATTGACCCTGAAAACGGTCGCAGGCTTTGGGTCTCGTCAGAGGAAGATTTGTTCAGGAAAGACTATGCGGAGGTGTTTTATGATGGTGAAAGAAGTGGCGAAGAAAATAGTCAAGATGCTTGAACGGGATGACAAGATGTGGTTGATTAAGCGGGGGCGTCCAGTTTGGGTTAGGGTGAAGGTTGGGAGACCAACTGAATGTGGTGCTTGTGGTGGGACAATCAAGGAAGGCGAATTCGGTGATTTGCTTTGTGTTGATTATGCATTCAGGAAAATTTGTCTTGAAGTCTTCTGCGAATTTTGCTCCCGCCAACTAAAGCGCCGAAATGCCCTTGTCAATGCGATACACGAAATTAGGTTGAACGGGAGGGAGACAATGTGACTGCAACGGAACAGTTGACAATCGTTGAGGAAACTGTTTTGAGCCTACTCGGCAGAGGGAAAATCAACGCAAAGCCGAGTAGGCAGATAATCGCTGAGTTGCAAAGTCTTGGAATTGATTTAGGTGCTGACCCGACAAGGGAATTAAGAGACATAATGCACGAACTTCGGCTCAAAGGCTTCCCAATATGCGCCAGCAACGATGCCCTTGCAGGTTATTTCCTTGCTGAAACTCCCGACGAACTCTGGGACTACATTCAGCGAGAAATTGACCGTCTCCGCCAACAAGCAAAGCCCATCGCCGTGCTCAAGCGAGTTTATCGTCAGTGGGTAAATGAGCAAGTTCAGCGCAGGTTGACAATTATCACTGATGAAGGTCGTGAGTTTTTGCGTTCGCTCATTTTTGAAGAAGACATCAAACACTTGCGTCAAGCACCAGAGCGATTCGCTCAAAAACTTTACAGTAGGGCGGTCTTGACAGCATTGAAAGAGAACAACTATCTGACCGAGCCAGCGCTTAACTGGCTTCGGCAGATGGGGATAACGGAGGAAAGTGTTAGAGAGTTTGTAGCGAGTGGCGAATGGCGAATAGCGAATAGTTTGGAGGGTCGGGCAGGAGCCCGACCGCATCTACAAGGAGGCGATTGTGATGATGGCAACGCAAAACTTGACGAAGGAAGCAACGAAGCGGTTGAGGAAAGCGCTTCAACTGAAGGCTCAGATTGAGAGGCTTGAAGAACAACTGAAAGAAATCAAACAGTGGTTTGCCGACAATTATCCTGAAGGCTTTGAAGCCAAGGGGATTGGCAGAGCCATTGTCCGATGGCAACCCAAATTCGCATTAGACATTGACGGTCTAATTCGTCACATCAAAAACAACCCACAAGCCCTTGAAGCAGCCCTTCGTTTCGCCAATCCCAACCACACAGTTCCAGCGAAGTTGAGAGACGCTGGCTTTTTGCCAGCAAATCTTGTTGACAAGTTGGTGACCAAAATCGGCGAAGAGCCGAGGGTTGAGTTCAGAAAAGATTGACGGAGGTGAATGAATATGTGGGAAGTAAACTGGTGGGATGTCTATGGGTTATTTGCAGTGAATGAGCAACAATCTCTTGATTGGGTGAAGGATACGGAACTTGCGCTTGAGATGTTGAAGGATAGAGACCCACTATTTTACTCCTGCGTTTTCACACCACATAAAGCCGACAATTACTTAGCAGCGCTATGGGGAGCAAGGTTGCTTCTAAGTCATTGGTTCGTGGGGAAGTTAGAAATTGCGGTAGTTGAGACAAATTCAGAACCACCCGGAGACAGGTCACTTCCTTTCTTCTCACCGAAACTTCCATATCCTTTTGAAATTGAACTATGGGGCGGTATAGATGACTTTGATGGGGTGATAAAGTGGTCTGAGCCTGTCCCGTTTATGGATTGGCAAGGTAATCTCAGAATACACCCTGCTTGGGCTGGTGCTCCTGTTGAAGTTGGAGAATGTCACCCGATGAAGGTATGGTTTTATTTAGTTCAAGGTCGTTACCTTGCTCGCTATCCCTACAGGTGGAAAAGGATAGTTATATTTGCACTACACCCGAGTGTTCTGGAAGAAATCTTGGACAAGGTATTCAATCGGGGGTAAAGGGGGTGTCAGGGGGCGACCTAAATGGTCGCCCTCGCTCTTATGCGCAACAAGGTGGTTCATTATCGGTTAATTCGGAAGGGAGCGAGGTTTGAATTAAAGCAGGTAAGGCGACCTGTAAAGGCTGGGATTCTGTTGTGCGAGCAAAGGTGTCGTAAATGTGGGGCGACAATCAAACTGTGGGCGTCAGGGAGGTTGACTGTTGTGCTTGCTAAGAGAGAACGAGGGTGTTGTAGTGGGGTAGTGACAATTACAGTGGCGTTAAAGCAAAATCATACTATAACTGGTGATAACGATGCAGGAACTTGACAAGTTGCAACGGGAAATCGTTGAGCAACTGCTTCTTCCTAATTGCGGGTTTCTCTCATCCCGTTGCCCCGCCCCTTGCGGGCGGGGTTACAATTTTTGCACAAGGGTGAAGGGATGTGGCAATTAATCTTGAACAACTTAGGCAAATTGCTCAAAACAAGCGAAACGCTCCGTTGATAGCAGGAGTTCGTGTTTCAGTCACAAGCGCTATTAGAATTGGTGGGATGGAAGTTATTGACCCAAAGCGTTTTCCCCTTGTTGAAATTCGTGCAAGGGTTGATGCTTGTCCTTTCTGCCGAGCAATGAACCGGAAAGTTTTCCGAAAAGATGCCTTCAGCGCTTATTTGCCACCTTTCCACATCAACTGCCGATGCATCGCTGTTCACTTGCAGGAAGGTGTTGCTCAAGAGAACCTTGACCCAAACGAAGTTGAGCCACTTCTGCGTCATGCCCACTTCGTCGCTGATAGGATCAGGGGTCGTGAGGTTCGTTATGAGGCTTTACAAATTCCCGCTCGCGTTGAAGGTCGTGATTTCATCTTCCGTCGGGTGAAAGACCCTGCAACAGGACAATGGGTAACTAAGTTGCAGTTCCGTCCGCCTCCTGAAAGGGAGATGCCAGGATTCTTCCTGCAAGGCTTGCTGCCACCACCTGGAGAGCGACCTGTCGTTTCACTACAGGTTATCGGAAGAACTCTCAGGCAAATCCCATCAGATGCGTGGCAGGAAGGAGTTCCGAATGTTAGCGCTCTTGTTGTCCCTCCGAAAGAATCGCCTTTGGTCAGGCGTTTAAAGGAAGGCAATTACTTTTGGGAGCGCATTGAGGGAAATGTCATTGTTTTGAACACTGAGGAAATCCTTGAACGACTAAGTAGGCTTCCCGAAGGGGACAATGGAGCGCAAGCGTTTATGGCAACGCTGCGGGCAATATTCCCTGAGTTGCACAAATACATGACCAAACTGCCAGTTAGCGCTTGCGTGAAACTTGTCAGCGAGATGAGACAATATGCCCGAGTCCTTGAACTGATTAACAGAGTCCACAAGATTCCAGCGATAAAGGTGATTGATGTAGTTCCTGACCCGCAAGTGGAAGGTTATCATGGAGCAGTTATGTTTCGTGAGCCGTTCGGTGTTTTTAATGCAGAACCAACCCGTATCGTGATAAAGACCCCCGCAGAAACTCCGCTCACAACAATTGCTCACGAAATCGGTCATCTTCTTGATGTTGAAGCGATCGGAATGAGAAGGACATTCGCGACTGAATTAGGCGAAGAAGTTTTGCGTGAGTGGTGGCAAGCCGTTTCAGAATCAAGACTATACCAAAAGTTGATGGAAATAAAGGAGCAATTGCGCGATAGAGACATACTTGTTAGCGATCTCTTCATAGAACAATACCTTGCCACGCGCAAAGAATTTTTTGCGAGAAGTTATGCTCAATATATCGCTACAAAAACAAGAGATAGGCAGATGCTTAGAGAGATAAGGCAAAAGCGAACTATCACTGTTAGAGGCTTTAGGGGAGAATATGAGTTGCCACATCAATGGGAGCCTGATGACTTTCGTCCAATCGCCGAAGCACTTGACAGGTTGTTTGAACGATTGGGTTGGAGGTGAATGAAGAAAAATGGAAACGCTTGAGAAGGAAGTAGAAGAACTGACAAAGCAGTTGTGGGAACTCACAAAAAAGGCGCAAGAAAGGGGAGCCCCTACGGTTAGCGAAAAAGCGAAGATTGTAAGGCTATTCAAAGAATTACAGGCTAAGTTGGCAATTATGAGAGGAGTTCCCAAGGAGGAGGCTTACCGACAAGCGGAAGAAGCAACTAAATTGTTTAGCGAAACGATGTGCATCGTCATAGAGTAATGACTCACCACTCGCTATTCGCCACTCGCTACTCGCCTCTTTTGCGTCACTGCTTGAAACCTTATCCTTGCAACTCTCACCAATGCGTTTTGCCACCTAACGGTTGGTGAAAAATCAACTTCCGTCACTTGCAAGATCAATGCCAAACCGCCAGCCTGAATATCGCCTGACAAAACTTCAGCAACGATGTCGGTGTAGTCGTGTAGCAGTTTTGCCGTTTCTTCTTTGTCTTGACCGCTTACTGCTACCCAAACTTCTCCGTCCATTCGCTGTCGCAATTGGGCGTTTGGACCGAGAGTTGCCTGCTGCTGCGGGTAACGGATAATGTCAACTGCAAGACGAGGTAAATTTGCTGGACTGACCAAAACAAGGTCTCCATACTCAATGCCCGTCGGCGGTCTCAGTCCTGCGGCATTTAGGGCGTCGGGCAACCGCATCGTCAAATAATTGATGATTTGCTCAATCAACTCCTTCGTTTTTGCCATCTTTCATCACCATTGCGTTCTGTCTCGTTCAAAAATCGCTTCGGGGAAGGTTCCCAAAGGTGTTGCTGACGAAGGTGCTTCAGGTTGGTCGGGTAAGACCATCGTGCCCTGCAAGAGTGCTTGAAGTTTTTCCATCGCCCTTGTTCGCAAAACTTCCGCTTGATTGCGAAACTCAGCATCATCAACTCCCATCGCTTTGAACTGCCAGACACGGTAAGCCGTCAAGTCGGCGCAAATGTCTCTGACGATGAGAATGCTTTGTGAGCCAGTGATGGGGACTTGGTAACGAGTTGCGAGTTGACCTTCAACGAATGCTTCAACCTCTTCCATCCATGCCGTTACTTGTTCAGCACTCGGTTCGCTCAAAGCGTCAATGGTCGCTATTGACGAAGGCAATCGGCTTTGGACATCGGAAAGGTTGTGATAGCGTGGCATCAAAATCGTCCCTCCTCGCTGAGATAGTTGAAGAAGTAATCTTGCCAGCGATCACGAAATCGTTCGGCGAGTTGCTGGCTGTCAGGCATCAACGCTCGTGCTGGGATGTTTCGTCTCGGCGCACCAAAGTGGTGGATGGGAGCGAGAAACCAATCGCCACGATCAACAAGTCTTGCCGAACCGAATGTCAAGCCGAAATTGTCAATGTCCAACACCATCTCGTTGCTTGTTTCGTCCGTCAACGAAGCCCGCAATCGTCCAGTCCTGACAAGTGGTTCAAGCGGGAAACCTTTCCGTTGTTTTTGCTTGATCGTTTTTGGCGATAACGGAGCCCAAGGTCTGCCAATAACACTTCCTTGCGTCGCAAAAATTTGAACCTCCAACTCCATCAAATCCTTTGCAATCTGTCGCCACACTGGCTCAAGGTTCAAAACCCGTTCGCTCAAAGTATCAACTGCGAACAAGACATTTTCATCGTCTATCATCACGACCAACATCATTCGCTCACCTCAATCGGCTCAAACAGAATTTCTGTCAACAGTTCAACTGTTCTCGGTAAATCGTCCATCATGTTTGCTGCCCTTTCAACTGCCGCAGCCTCAATTTGCTCGTCGCTGAATTTTCGTCCAAGCGTCCTGCTTTCTTCGTAAAGCCTCAATGCCTCATAGCCGACTGTCGCCGCTAAGTCGGCAGCATGTTGTCTTGCGATTGCTTGAGCAAATCCTTGCAAGTAAAAGTCAACCCAACGGGGAATTGGCTTTGACGGATCAGCGCCAGTTGAAGCAAGATAGACAGTTCTTGCAGCACGGTAAGCGTCAAGGAGATACTTTGTCAACTCAACGGCGTAAGCGTCAACGAGATGCTGCGGGACTGAAAGCCGACCGAGTTCACGGAGCGCTGAAGGTCTACCCGCATCGGCTTCGGCAACCAACCTACGAACTTGATCCATCAAGTAGTCAATCTGCTGTCGTAACAATCCACGCAAACTCTGTTCCGCTGCCATCATCGTTGTATCCGACAAACTTCGCAATGATGCCCCTTGAATCAAGCCCAGTGGGTCGGAGAATTGCGACTGGCGATTGGCGACTGGTTCTTTTTGCCGTCACTATTCGCCATTTGCCATCCGTTCCGTCCCTCGTCCCCCGTCCCTCGTCGCTTTCCGTCCTCGCTACTCGCTACCGTTTCAGGTGCTGGCAGTTCAACTTCTTCGGGTTCAGCTTCGGGCAAAGGTGGCAAGTCAAAGACATCACGAATCCAGTCTTGCAAACTTCGGTCGGGCGTTAGGATGCCAACTTGAATGAGTTTCCCAATGGCTTCTGCAAGGACTTCTCGCTGCAGGACGAGACGCAAGTCAGTGAAAGTCAATTCAGGAAAGTCGGTGAAGTCTTCGCCGAAGTTGAGCCTGCAAAGTTGTGGAATAGCGTAGCGGTTTATGTGGTCGGCAAACCATTGTGCAACTGCATTCAAGCCCATCAAAAACAGTTGACTGTGATCCCTTGACAAAGCCCAACTCCCGACATCGCCTGTCCCAAGATTCAAAAACTGCGCTAAAACAGACTTGACAATCATTGTATCGTGGTGTTGGATCGCTTCAACGAACGCTTGATTTGCCCTCTGTCCTGCTTCTGCACCGATGATCTCAATTTGGTAGTCTTCAGGCAAGACCATCGCAGCCCTTTCGTGCCCACGCATCGCTTCAAGCATTTGCAAAAATGTCTGTTTGTCTTGTTCCGAAGTTCCAGCAGGGACTTTGCCGACTGGAATGCCAACTGCCCATCGCTCTAAAGCGATTGCCTGAAGTTTGTATGCTATGTCTTTGAGAAACCAATGCTTGTAAGCAGCCCGAAGGACCGAAACGCCGTAAGGGTTTCCCATTTCACGCCGCCAGATGAAGATCAAAAGTTTGTCAATAGGGATGTCAATTTGCCGAAATTTCCCTTGCAGGTCAAACCCGACCTGTCTAACTCCCGCTAAGCCGCCTGTCTCGTCAAACAAAAATCTTTCAATTGTTTGTGGATGTCTTGGTGCAAACTTCCGCCAAACGATGTAGTTGTCTCGTTCCTCAAAAACCTTTTCAAAAACGGTAAAGCCGTAAAAGAGCGCCAGTAACGCGTCACGAAGGAAGTCATCAAAGGTGTGGGTCATCCCACCAAATAGGTTGTCATAGACCAAATCTGCTGCCTCTTGTGCCGTTGGGTCATCCGAAGCAGGCTGGACATCCCAGTCGGTAGCACGGATGGGCAGGGTTATTGCCAGTTCAAGGGCTTGGACGGTTGCATCGGAGCGCCTCATTCGGGTGTAGACTTGAATGCATTTAGGGAAGGCAAGTTCGGGTAAGTATTCGTCAGCGCCCAAGTTCGTTAGCAGTTGCCCTACCCCGCTGCCTCCAAATCCCATTTCTTGTCTCAGTTCAGCCTTGCTTGGTTCTTGGAACTTGTTGCTTTTATTGCTTCTTTTCCACCATCCCCACATTTCTTTCACCTCTTATTGCCAGTCGCCATTCGCTAATCGCCAGTCGCTGCCGTTTCGGACGGCGTCCGAGAGACCATCGCGCAAAGATGCTACCATTAGTTAACTAACGGTAGCATTTTTGCGGAAACTTTTGCCCTACAATCGCCTGAAAGGGGGCACCCCTATATCGGAATACCCCCCTCGCTCAAAGAGCCCGTCAGAAGCCAATTTCAGGGCTTTTTAGGGTTTATCAGATGCTTGCCAAGACATCATCAAGTAGGTGACCTGCATCAGGAGCGGTTACAACTTCGGCGACTTCGTGGCGAACACGAATAACAGTGCTCCTTGCTGGCTCATCGCGGTAGCGTTCAACGGTGAAGTTGGAAAGGGTTGGTCGGTAGCCGAAAGCGGGTTGGTTGATGGCAGGTCGTTGTGGGACATAAGCGATGACAACCCTATCGCCCCAGACATACTGCAGGTTCGGCGTCTCGCCCTCTAAGGCGGTGTCCATCACCATGT